TCAAGAAATGCGTTTCTACGCACCATACTATCTTTTGTGGCATCATCCATCTTAACGTCCATCTTATTGCTCCTTTGCAATCAATTTCAATAATACCATTCTACACCTTTCTTTGGGTATTGTCAAGAACTTTTGGTAGTCAGTCATCAATTTTTTTATGTCTGGCCACAAAATATCTTCCCACATTTTTTTATCCCAATCGTCAACATACTGAACAAGTTCGTCCAGTATGATTAGTGTCTCTAGTGATACACGTTTACCAAAGTATTCTTTAAGTAGTAATGGATGAGAACCCTCTGGCACTTCAAACAATTTTTCGAAATCATCAACGTGTGGTGACAGCTCTTGTTCAAAGTTATATGTTAAACTCTGCATATATTTTTTCCAATCTTCGTAGATTTGTTCATTAAAATGACCTACCCAGCCATTTTTACTTTTGACAAAGTTGGAAACGAAATAATCTTTGATGTAATCATACTCTTTGTATTTTCTACTAAGGCGAACAAAAAACAAACGGTCATTTCTTTTCCAAAAAGAATCTTTGGATACTTTAGATTTTCCACCAAACTGGTTAAAATTATAATCACCTTCTCCGAAATGTGCTTTAATTGCACAGTACATCAAGTAAACATCAATAGGTTGCATTTATATCGGTAGTTTGGATTTCTTAGGTAGGAAGTTTAAGTCTGTTGCATTGACTTCTATTTTTTCTTTCAGTGCTTTGCTAATTAATCTTGATACTGTAGATGGATCTATCTCATTTTTAGAACAATACCACAACACCGCATCCATGTGCGTTATGTTTTTCTCAAGTGCGATTTGTTCTATCTTGAGCGAGAATGTTTTTGAGGTTTGCATAGGAACTCCATAATAAAAAAAAGAAGACCCGTTGGATAACAAGGTGGGTCAGACCCCGTGAGGTTTTATGCCGCTAGGCGATAATCCTCATAGTACCAATTATCGTTGGCAGTTATATTAACCGTTAAGGTGGTTAGCCTCGTATTCTCCGCTTGCCTACTAGTTGCCCAGTCGAATCTAAGTACACCCCCATCAAAAAAAGACTAGATAAATGATTCCAGAAATCAGTGCAATATCGGCGCATATGCTCCATAATATATAAATTCGAAATCCCCATTTTGAGGCATCTCTCAAAATAAATTTCTTTATATTCACTGTTCTCTCTTTCTTTTAACATTCTAATCTTCTTTTGGTGGAGGTGGGCGGAGTTGCACCGCCGTCCTAAACAATCTCCAACTCGCATCATCGAATACGTTAGTATATATATTAACAGATATCTCTAGGTAATGTCAACCCCTAAGCTGAGAAAGAACTTCCACATCCACAGGTTGTTTGTGCATTTGGATTACGAATAATAAACTGTGAGGTGAAATGATCATTAGAATAGTCAATCTCTGAACCATCTAGGTATTGTAAGCTTAGTGGGTCAATCACAAGGCTTACACCGTCTGTAACTACCACTTCATCCTCGTCTTTTGTCTCATCGAAAGTGAATTCATACTGAAAACCAGAACAACCGCCTCCCTTTATGAACACACGCAAACTTATATCTCCAGTAATCTCTGGGTCTTCATCCATAATTTGTTTTACTTTCTTTGCAGCTGCGCTATGAAATGTTAAACTCATTGATTGCTTCCTCTAGTAATGGTAAGTACTCTTGTTTACTTTTTATAAACTCCTGTACTTGACCGTCCTCAGTCACCACCAAAATAACAATTTGGTCTGTAGGTATACCTGTTCTTTCTTCATACATTTCTGCATAAGCAGCGGTCTGTATGTAATAGTTTTCATTGTATTTATCACTACGTTCAGAAGTAGATGTCTTGAAGTCTATAATAGACAACACTCGATCATATTCTGCAATACAATCAACTCTACCAGCTACTCCATATTTATTTGAATACAGACTACATTCTTGTGCATGAATATTATTTATACGTTGTAAGACTCCATTCCTTAGTTGATTGAACAAACAAAATGGAAGAAAATTCTTTTGTTTTTCCTGCCACCAATCAGGTTCAATAAACGAGACATTGTTCAAATAATCCTCACACATATGATGAACCGCAGTTCCACGCTTTGCAGCCTTCCCTGAAATATAGTTTGCAACATCATTACCAACTCGTTTACGCCACTCAAATAATCCTTTCTTACCCCTGTTAGATAATACAGTGGTGATAGATGGATACTCCTTACCTTCTGGTGTAATGTAGTATCTTTTTCTGTCGATTGTTTTTGTTGTGAGTTCTGGTATGTCAGTTTCAATATGTTTAAAACGAAATGTGCTCATTATATAGCCTTACATTAATTCAAAGTGTGGAGCATCAATAAACGGCCTACGTCCTTGACCTCTTCTGATGTCAACGTAAGAGTTCATTGCTTCTTCCATTGTATTTTCCCATTTACAAATGTCTGTGATTGTCCAAGCTGCACCCCAACGGACTGCAATATCGACTTCGATAGCTGCACGTTTTACTGCATCTGCAATTTCATCATAGACATTCAATTCCCAACACCCACGACCATCAACGTAAGCCATCAGATCAACTGCTCGACCGTCTAAGTGTTTTGATTTCATTGTTTTAGATGCACCAGAGTTTACCAATGCTCTCTGTCGTTTTTCAGTGCGTAGTCCTTCGATAACTCCAAAGTCTATTTTTGTATATGTAATCGCAAGACAAACAACTTCTTTTAGTTCGGAATTAACTCCGATTAGTTTTTCTTGAGATCTTGTTGAAAGCTTATAAGTCATTATTCAATTCCTAATCCTAGTTTAGTTTTTTGGATGAGATAACTTCGCACAAATCCAGAACGGACAATATCACCAATCGTAAATTCAGTAACACTAAACTCGTCCATTTCTTCTAGGATTTTTGTGAAGTCATGTAACCCATTTCTTTCATTCTGTTTTATTAAATCTGTTTGCATAAAATCACCACAGAAAACTATCTTGGAGTCTTGTCCGACTCTTGTGATGATTGTATCTAACTCATGGAAGTTTAGGTTCTGACATTCGTCTACGATGATGATTGCATTGTCAAAAGTCAATCCGCGTAAAAAAGATGTCGATAGAAAATAGAAACTTCCTTGAGATTTTAATCTGTCGTATAAAACATTGAACGCTTGTTCATTCGGTTGTTTAAACATGAACTGTACCATGTTCGCATAAGGAACTTGATAGAGTGCAGCCTTGTCTTCTTCATCGCCAGGCAAAAATCCAATCTCTCTTGTAGGTATAAGAGAGCGCACTACGATTACTTTGTCGTATTGTGATCCATGCTTTAACGCTTCATCAAATGCAAGATACAGTGATACAAATGTTTTCCCTGTACCAGCACAACCACAAAGAAACTGGTTCTTACCATCCTTCCAACTTTTAAATACCTCTTTTTGATTGTCTGTAATGGGCTTTACTTGAACTAAGTCAGAGTGGTGGATTTCTTTTTTCTTTGACATTTTCACCCCCTATGTTGTCTTATATGTATTACTAAGGTTAGGTACAATATGCGAACCGTCTTTGACTAGTCCATGCTTTTTACCTACACTCTCAACTTTTTTCTTTGCGATGGATCGATTATCACCAAAGCGGTCTGCGAGTGGACTGTTAGGGTGTCCCTCTGCAATTCGACTAAACACTTCTTTGATTCCACCGTCCATTCGGTTCACAATATGATCACCAACGATAGCTGGTGCAGAGATTAGTTTTCTGCACTTTGGGTTATCGATTAGGTATTGTTCTAATTCTTTGTATTTACAAAATACTGTATAGTGTTCGTTTGTTTCATCATTCACAAATTCATAAGTTGGCATCCGAGAGTTCTCCTTAAAATTGAAACTGAACACCAACTGAAAACGCATTAACATCGGAACCAGCTCGTCCAGTTAAAGATGCATCTCCAGATGTATAATTAAAATTGACTCTGGCATTGTGCCCAGAGATTATGTAATTCGTTCCTAGTTCGTAGAGGTCACTACTTCTTCCAAAATTCGATCCATCGGGGGTATTTTCCACATACCGTACATACGGTTGTAATTGCCCTATGCCGATTTTCTTTGGTAATAGATATGCCGCACTTACAAAGAAAGCATCTCCATCAAACATACAAAAACAACTGGGGTCTGCTAACGCAGCAGTACTTGTTTCTGCATCAAAAATTTTATACTCACCTTCTATTGTCAAAACGCCAAGGTTGTCTCCAAGCGGTTTCTCGAACAAATAGTCAACAAGATAAGCGGTAAAGTCTCCCTGTTCTGTTGCGGTGCCTGTTCCATTTGTTTGATGTTGAACCGCAACCGCAACTGTAAAAATATCACCAGCATTTCCGAAATAGGTGCTGCTCGTGTAATAGCCTGGGTTGGATTCTTTATTCAAAAAGTTATACGAAATACGCGCAACGTAGGTCATGTCATCATCGACATTCGCTCCACCCTCTAATCCATCAAATATTCCGACAGCGTATTGAAGTTTATCGAAAGAACCCCAAACCGTTACACCTTCATCTCTGCCGAACTGTCCCGCATTTCCAGTTGAATAGTCAGCCGGTAAAAGTGCGACGTTGAACTGATTCCATGTAAGACCATAGTACGGGCCATTGAGTTCAATGCGATCCGTTGGTTGGAGCATACGACCTGCCCATATATTAAATTCCGAACTAAATTCAAATTTGACGATTGCATCAAGAATTTCGATATCCTTATCCGCAGTACAATCATTTTGACATTCCGTATTAAATTCCATTTTCAAATACTTGTGGAGTTGTCCGTTCAAATAGATTCTAGCACTTTGCACAGCGAAGTCTTTTGAATAACTGTCTCCACTGTCAGCACCATCTTCCACAGCGGTAAAGGTTGTCCTGAGTCCGGCACCGATACTCACCCATTTTGTGTCGTCAATAACGATCTTAGCTCCAGCAGAAGCAATAGATGGTATAAGTGTTAGTAATAGTAATAAAATAATATTTTTCATGATTTGTTTTTCCTTTATTTGGGTATTTTCTTCAATCAATTTTTTGCGTTTTTATTAATGTCCTCGCATTTGAGCCTTAACCGACGCTTCACTTGGGTATCCTTTGGTTTGAGTACTCAAAGGAGATTTTTCAGATTCGGGAAGATCGGGAATAGTTTTATCTTTTGTCCAATGTGACGCAGCTGCAGATTTAAGCTTTTCATTTTCGTCTTTCAATTCGCCAATCCTTTTAAGTGCATCATAATATTGGTTATTTAATTCTTTTAGGTTTTTGTTTGCAATATCGAGATCAGACTTTAAACCCATAATGGTTTCTCCCTGTTTTTCCAGTTTGCAAGATGTGACTTTTCACTTATGTAATAGTTCCTGTATCCACTAATCGGATCGTTTGGAACTTTACAATAGTCTGGCATTGCTTGTGGTATCTCAGTTAATCCTATATCTGAAATATTCTTAGGCGGCCTTTGTAGATACACTGATGGTCTAGACGAACCATGAACTTTTCCATATCTATATTTATACTCTGCAATACATGCAATATACAACTTAAACAACATCATGTAATTGCTTAAACTTTCTCTAGTCCACACATTAGATGGATGATTGACATGGGTAGCTTTGAATAATACATCCTCCATGTCATCAGATAACAACCACCGTTTGATGTTCCTACCGTTCTTAGTTTTATCGTAATACATTTGACCGTCAAGGATACGATGGGCAGTAGACAACAACTGACAATACTCAGTTATCATTTTTACAATGTGTTTGTCAACGTGCCACTTCGCACACTGTATCGGGTCATCATCAAGATAAAATATATTCATTCATTAATTTCTTTACTTTTTTTAGGTTCTTGTATTCTAACACACTATCGCTCATACTGTCAATAGATTTTTGAAGTAATTCACCATCAGTTTTGAGCACATTTTTCAGAGGAAATACATCGACTGAAATTAACAATGCACAAGTTTTATTTTTTTCTACAGGTATGGTTCTTTCATGTTCAACCCTAAACCATAAATCATCTATTGAATCAAAATCAGGTTTTTCATAACTTGGGTGATTACTGAGTTTACTTAAAGATGATATACCCCATGTATATCGGTGGTAACAATTTTTATCAGTAAGAGCTTTCATAATATGACCACTTGCATCACGCAACTTATCACCGTCAGCAATTGGTTTATGTAATTCCTTGAGTGTCTTGCCTTGTTGATCACCAGCACTCCAACTACTTGCAAATGCAACAAAGCTGGATTCTAGTTTTCCTTCATGCATTATCAATATGTCATCTTCTATTTCCAGACCTAATCCTAACATATTTGTAAAGCTTTGATTTAATCCCAATGATTCAGAAGTTTTATTTACTAAGTCATTATCTTTTGCGATATCGGTTTCAAACCAGATATCATCTTTGAGATTACCGTATTCAGATATTCGCTCATCTATCGTATAATCATTAGCATAGGTAGAAATCTTTTGCGTATGCAGCATCATTTTTGCAAAAGAATATTTTGCGAAAGTAGGACTCATAATAAAGGGAACTTTGATCAAATGTGAAAACATATCACTTTCTCCATCTATAAAAGATATGATCTCCAATTTCAATTGTCTTGGTTTTTGATTTGGCCCAAGACGGTGTTACATAATCTGCATGGTAAAATGTTGCCCCATCAGTTATATCAAACATCATTATTTGAGATGTTAATATGAACTTGGTGAATGTCATTATCTCCAAGAAAATACTAATGTGGTTTATGTCATCAGACTTACCATCACAGTACCAACTAAACTGGCATCGGTGACGCACAGGATAAAATATACGTTCTGCATCTGGTATATTTTTTTTACTTTTCGTTTTCCAACTTTCTTTTGTTTCTGCTTGAAAAACAACTCCACAAATTGTATTCGGGAATCGCCTATCAGCGACTCGATTCAAAGTAACTGATGCAACTGCCAACCAACCAGCAGTTCCTTGATTCCTCGCTTCGTGATAAATATTTTCTGCAAGGCATCTTGCCTCTTCTATGTCAAACATTATCTTCGGTTCGATATTGCTTTCTAATTTTTCTTCAGACGGTTCTAGTAATTTT